CTTCCTTATCTGGTTCGCTGTTATCTTCTTCTTCCCAAGCAGGTTGCTCGTTCATATAATTTTCCATTGCACCCCAGTCATATGGAACCTCTGATTCTTTGTCAGCTGCATCAATCTCTGAGTCCTCTGGTGCTCTATTAGCATCGAACACAAAAGGTTTTATAGATTCTTTAGCAATGCTAGAACCTAATTTAACAGACAAATACGATGCAGCGTATCCAAAGCCGACTGCAAGTAGCACTATAAATGCTATATCCATACATTATTTTAAGAATAGAAACAAATAAAAGTTTGGTTATTTAAAAATAACTTTGTAGTTTATCTTATTGTCGTTACGAAACAATAAAACAAATACGGAGACTAAAAATGGAAATTAATTTAAATATAAATAGAGATGGTTTATCTAATAAAGAGGTAGATAAGGTTGTAGATATGTTTCAAACATTAGATAGAGAAGATATAATAGCAATATTAGAGGGTTCACAAATAACTATTGGTGGAGATGTAAAATTAAAATTAAAAAGACAATATAAATAAATAAAAAATACGGAGACTAATTATGAAAAATAAAATCAAAACAACCAAATGTATTGAGGCTGTACAAGAAAAGTGTGAAGGCTCATATAGGATATACTACAAAGTTCAAGGAACGGTTCGTTCTATATTTATAGATGGTGGTAAGGAAAATATGGAACACTTTATAAACGAGTCTATTCCTTTGTTTGACGGGTTTGAAAGAGCTGATATCTATGCACTTGTCCCAACTCGTTCTCAGAACTTACAAAGTGATGAAGAATATGAGCTATATATGACTATCGAGAACATTCCTCAAGAGCCTACAGATATGATTAAAGGCTTACTAGATATCCAAGAGTGTATGGGTTCTAGCTTGTTTCAGTTAGATAGTGAAACTGAAGATGAGATGATGGAACAAGGTTGCATTAGTATGTATACTGAAGATATGCAGGAGCAATTAGATGAGGCTATTAAACTATTAAAACTTATTCAAAAACTAGGGGGTAAATAATATGTGGGAACAAGCTGTTAATAAAGAGTGTTTATCCGATCTGGCTCAATTAGTTTTAGATTTTGAAAATGGCGAGATGGGAGATTCAGAGTTCAGGATGAGAATAATAGATAGAATATATGAATTAGATGAACCAAGCGATATAATAGGAGACCAATAAGATGAATAAACTGATCAAATACATAGGATACGCAATGTTTTGTTCTGCTACGCTACTTGTAGTTTCACATTATTTTAGAGGTTTAAACTGGCAGCCACTTGTATTTTTGTGGTTAGCTTGTTTGCCTCTATTAATTAAAGTAAGGGAGTATTAAAATGGAAAAGTTCGATATTATAGATTATACTAGACAGTTATGTGATATACCTGCTAAAAAAGATTTGCATTTATGGGAGATTAGGCAAGACTATACTCCTAAATATGCCGATCCTGCAAATATTGTTAGAGGTAACTATGTTCAAGTGAGTATACCACGTGTCTATGAGTGGTCTCCTGGAAAGTTTGATGTTGTTTCAGGACCAGTGTGGTATGAGGTTTACAATGTCTACAACAACGGGTTTGTAGTTTACGATAGCGATGAAAATAAATACTACACCATAACTAAAGATTGTATCTTAGAAATTTCTACAGAGCTAGAAAAACCCTGCCCCCTATGTGATGGATACCAGCATACGCCTGGTGTTTGTCAACGTCCTTAATACCCAACGCACTCTAATAAAAGAAACCCATTCAGCTACGGATGGGTTTTTTTTTATACTTTACAAATCTACCTTTGCTATCTCTTGGTGGTTTGCTTTGTGCTTTAGCTTTAGTCGTTCCCCATATTATATCTAATATTTCTTGTAGTGCTGGTATCATATTATCTCCTTAGTTTTATATACTTTTTCAAATATTGCTTGAGTTACACAAACACTAACAGCATTACCACATTGCTTATATCTTTGTGTATCAGATTGACCATCTGTCCAGTTATCAGGGAATCCCTGTAGCCTTTCACATTCTATGGGAGTTAACCTTCTAATACTTACCCCATTGTCAATATCTAACATACTAGCTGTTGTATCTCCACCCAGTAAACAATTAGCTACATTATCATCTCGTTTTTCTAGTCTTTTAATTTTATCTTCATCTGGACCCGTCCTTGGAAAAGTTCTTAATGCAGTAGATTTAACCATAGGTACATTCCCAACTGACGATGTTGTTGTAGGACTAGTGTTTTCCATTTTCCCTGCATTTTTTTGAGTTGAGCCAATCCCTTCTACTTTAATTAAATCCATATCGCTATGATTACCACCACTATGTCCACCTCCTGATAAACAAGAGGCATAAGTTTGATTGTTTTTTTTGTTACCTTTTTTATCTATTATTTTATATCCATCTCCACACAAGGAGTGTCTCCCCCCACCTTTAAGGTCCTGCACACCTTGTTCTTGTCTACTGGTTTCCTCTCTATAAAGTTTGATTTTTGGATTCCCCTTATCGCTGTTTCTGACAGGAAATATTTTTCGTCCACTTGGGTCTCCATTATATCTACCAAAGATGTAGATTCGTTCTCTATTTTGGGGTAGCCACCACCTAGTATTAACCAGTTGGCACTCAATGGTATAATCAAGGTCGGACAAAATTCTATATATTGTAGCAAATGTTCGTCCATCATCGTGGTTAAGTAAACCTTTAACATTTTCGAGTAATATACGGGATATGGGTTTTTTATGGGTAATGTAATCTCGTAAAATTCTTTCGATTTCAAAAAAAAGTGTACCTCGTGTGTCAGAGAATCCTTTTCTTTTTCCAGCAAGGCTAAAAGCCTGACAAGGAAATCCTCCTGTAAGTAAGTCAATCGGTCTTCCACCAAGGGACTCGTATGAAACATCTGTAACTGATCCAAGCTGTTCTGCATTTGGAAACCTCCTTTTAAATAATTCGTTTGCATATTTATCTATATCGCTAAAGCCTAGCCACTCTGGTTCCATGCCAGTATTTTTAAGACCAAGACTAAAGCCTCCTATACCACTAAATAAATCTAAATGCCCTCTAATCTTTTGCATATAAAGCCTTCTTTACTTGTGATTTTGATACTATAAATTTTATTTGGGTTAGTTCGATTGCATCTGAGTAACAGCTCCCACCATCACGTAAGCCATTCCAGTAAGCTCTGATTTCTATATCTTTGATTAGGGTATCTAAAGTATTCTCTAGTGCATTTAAAACTCTTTTAGGTGGGGTAAACTTTGTTTTTCTCATCTAATAGTTCCTTGTATTTTTTATTAATCTCATCGTATAAGTCTTCTAAATCAAAGTCTTTAAATTTTTTTGCTTGTTTCCAATCTATGTGTAATTGGTCTAACTTATCTTTACCAAAGTTATTTATATACCAATCCAGGTATGGGTAAGGGTCAAACTCGTGCCTGTAATTACATCCCCAGCACTGAGTGTGGGAGTTTCCATCTGATCTAATATCCCAGCGTAGTGAATAAGACACTCTACTAAAGACGTGACCATTTGTTAACCTCTCGCTGCTCCCACATACAACACAATACTCATCCCTTTCTCTAACGTATTTACTTACGACTACGTCTAATTTTTTTACTAGGGTCTTTCTTGTAGGCTTTCTTTTTTTCTTCGATTTCTTCGTTGAGTTTTTCGATTCTTTTTTTGCCAAAGATTTGCTCCCATTGTTTTGCAGGTATATCTGACATATTAAACTCTAGTGGGTGTTCACCTGGCTCTACCCACCTGCCACCATCTGATGCTGTTTTTATCTCTTTTAAACCACCTAAGTAAGGTGATTTTGGAGATTTAGATTTTTTGTCTTTTGCCACGCCTGTAATGTTCTCCTTATCCAACCATAGTAGTATTTATCTAACTTGGTTTTTTTAGCGACTAACTCTGAGTAATACTTGATTCTACCTGTTGTTAAGCGATCAGCGTTCACAACTTTAGAACCACCTATTGTTTTGATTCCTATTTTACCATCTACTTTAAGTTTCTTGTTTAGTTTTTGGTTAGCTGTTTTTTGTAGTATTTTAGTTGCACCACTACCACCTATGTTCACACACATATCAAAAAAGATAATTTGCAATTCAGGGTGTAGCCGATCAACTTTAAACTTTAACCAATAATCGTTGTAGTAAATTTCTTTTGCCCTATGCTCTGTCATATTCTTCATATCAACATCAGGGTATGCTTTTTTAGATATACCAAAATTTGTTTCTCCACCTGGGTCATCAGGGTCGTTTACATATCCACCCTCAAACTTTAATATGTGTTCCATTGCTGGGTCGTATACTTTCATATCACCTATCATATAATAGCTCCATTTTTTTAGTTTGTTGCAGCTCAAACTCCAATGCCTGAGCTGCTGCGTCTTCAATATTGTCTCTTAGTACCTGCCTACCTAGTTTTCTACCTATTCTATGACTCCTGCACCAGGTGTCAAATTCATCCTCTGGTATCTCAAAGGTTTTTTTTAGGCTCAATTTCAACATTGTTTTCTCCCTCTAGTTTTGAAATTTCACGTAATAAATTTTGCGTAGTATTATTTGTGTTAATTTCTAAAACAGTTTTTACCATCTTAATTATTTGTTTGCATTTTTCCAACTCTAATGCCACTGTACTAAGTTTAGCAGATAAGTCAGAGTTTATGCTTTTAAGATGCTTGTTTTCTATTGTTTGCTGTATATCTACCACACCACTTCCTCTTGTGTTATATCAAGGTCTATTTGGTTAGCTAGTGCATTCTCAACATCCTGCCTAAAAGCTAGTCCAATACCATCTCTATCGTCTGTCCATATAGTGTTGTAGAATTTGTCATCCTTACCTTTATTGCTTGGAAACGCTAAGAAAAAACCTTTCTCACCATCTATGTACTTGCATCCCTTGATTTCCATAAATCCCATAATCTTTAAATCAAAGATTGCTACTACCTTTCCCCACTTGCCTGGAGTTTCTGGTTTTTTTAAGTTAAGTATTTCTATTGGCTCGTATTTCTTTTGCATTTTTATCTCCATTTTATTTTATCTAGTTGTCTAAACAATTCCATAGGTATGTATTCTACCTCTTTCTGATCATACTCTGATCTCTTTTGAATTGTTCTACCTTTGTGTTCTATTCTAAAGCTGTGTGTAGGGTTAAACTCGTAAACCATATCCACATCCTTAAATCTTGTTGCTACATATACAGGCTTATTAGACTCCAAATATTTTAATCTAATCTTAGCCATCTTGCTATGGTCTATAACATAATCAGGATAAAACTTATAGTTCTTAGTCGCAGACTTAATTTCTACATAACCCATAACTATATCAGTTCCTGGTTTAATAACCATAAAATCAATAAAAGACATATTCCTGCTGCCTACTTTTTGTCTTATATCTTTTCTCAGTTCTACATTCCAAACCTTTTCTATTTTTTCTTTAAAAGGTTTTTCTTGTTTTTCAGCTACCACACAATCGTGCTGTAACTTTGTATAGCTAGATACCATAGTTCTCCTATCGTTTGCCTAGCTCCCCTATTAGTTTTTGGTTTTCTTCTTCGAGTGTTTTAACTCGTGTGTCTAATCTACGCAAGTCCTCTGTAGCCTTCCTAAACTGAAAGTCCCTGCGTCTTTGTTCTATTTTAAATATCTCTATATCATCTATTAAGTCTCCAATTAACTCTGGATGTTTAAGACATTCCTCTATGCGTTCTTTTTTAATTTCCTGTAATCTTATCCATTCTATGTTAAAATGTTCTTCTTTCACCCAACTCTCCTTTCAGGCATTAACCCTGCATTACAACATCTACTATCTTGCCTTATTTCAAACTTGTCATAAAAATCAGATGTGTTACAGGTATTGCAATAGGCAACGAAGAACTTAGAAGTACTGTCTCGCTTATACTCGGTAGTAGCTGTAGGTTTCTTATTCCACCTACTATCTCTATCTAACCAAGTTGCTAATCTTCTACTTGTGCTCCAGGTTGATTGTAATTCCCATAACATTTTAGTGTTAGACTTATTAGGTTCTGTGTAATGTCTTATAAACGCATTAGCAATATCTTTGTATTTTTCAAAAGATTTAACCTCTTGGATGAACTTTTGCTCTCTTTCTTTAATATTATTATTAGTATTATCTTTACTTATTGGAATAGTTCTTCCATACCCTTTTTTACGTAACTCATCTACACCTGTAGAAGTAGTGTTCAATACCCTGTAATCTATTTCTTTTGTACCAGACTTGTAAACAAACTTTGATGTTACGTAACCTTTAGAAACCAAGTTATTTATGTGTGTGCTTACTTGCCTTGTAGATATTTTAAATAGCTTAGAAAAGTACATATTCGATGCGTAACAGCCTTTTTCGTTATCAAGGTCACATACCTTAGCGTAGATTAACTTTTGTGGCAGGGATAGGTCTTCTATCTCAAAAAAACTATGGTGTATAAAAACACCCTGAACTTTATCCTTATACATTCTCACTCTCAATCAAAGCATCAAAGAAATTTCCAAAGTCAGAAATAAGTTGAGGTTTTATTTTTGGGTTACCACTTTTGTCTAGCTGATCATAAAATAAATTAAAGGTATCAAGTGCTTTCTTCATAAGACTATCGTCACGCTTGTACTCGTATAAGTATTTATTTCTATTTGATGGAAAACCATCTTTGCCTGGAACAAAAGTCTTTTTTAAATGTACAACACCAATTCTATCTATTTTATGTTTACCTATCTTTTCATATAGTTCTGCATAAGCTGATAATTGCATTTGCATTTTAATGTCCTTATCTACACTACGTGATGTCTTGTAGTCTAACAACCAAATCTCTCCATCTATCTCTGCTACTGCATCGATTCTACCAGCGTAAGGAATATCTTTGTGGAATAGTGGTGTCTCTACCTCTAAAAATTTAGGTTTGTGCTTTATATAAAAACCCATAAAACAAGTAAGTGCTTTTTGTAGTGGTTCGTTATTTAAAACTACATCGTAGTATTTATCGCCTACATTCTCACCCATTTGTTTTTGTGCAAACCACTCAACCCAGTTGTGTGCATCTATACCAACTTGTGCATCTTTATTAATAGTATTCCAATACTTATCAGGGTCACCTTTAGATGTAGTTATAATCCAATTTAATAAGTGTATAGGCATTGGGCATCCCCACTGTATAACAGTAGTAACAGAAGGCACAAACGTGCCCTCTGCTATCTCATATATTCTACCCACCTGAACATCGTTTATAGCTTTAGGGTACATTACGCACCCCCTTTTGCTTTCATAGCGTCTGCTTTTTTCTTAGCGATAGCTTGTAGGCATTTATTGGCTTTTTCAATGTTCTCAGGTTCATCGCTATTTTTAGCAATCCACGCTATGTATCCAGAATCTTTACTTGATACATCTTTCCAAGATTCTTGTTCATACTTACCAAACCCAATAGGTTGAAGGTGCCAACCTTCTTCAAGGCTTGTCGTTACGGAGACTTGGCTAGAGGGATCAGCACCTTCATATTTATTTCCATCAAATTGATTTAAAAATATATCTGCGTTAAAACCAAGTTTACTCAATCCTTTAGTTAAAGCATCAGTAGTAACAGACTTAATACAATCGTTTTTTACTGTACACTCAGAGGCTATTTCAGTTACCCCTTCCTTACCTTCCCATACATACCACAACTTTGCTGTGTATATAACGATATTATCTATTACCTGGTAGTTAGAATCTTTTGTTCCCCAACCTATTCCCATAGGTCCAAACAAATTAGTAGCATTCCTTAATTGATATTGAGCATCTATAGCGTCAAACTTTCTTTTGCCATAGTTTACAGGTTTTACAAAATTAGCATCTGAGACACAAACGCTATTCCATAGTTTTAAGTTTTCTTTTGAGTTATTCATAAACCCTCCTTAGTTGGAGGAGCTTGTTTCCAAGTCTCCCTATTATTAAAATTAACGACATCTAATAATAGGGAATATTTGGATTTCTTACAAGTAAAAGTTATTTTTTTATAACTTTATCTACTATAGCTAGAAAAGAATCAAGTAAAGCAGATAATATTTTGCCTTCAGTTTTTTCGTTTATAATAGGAATATTAATATCTTTGTTCCATTTATCAACGATTTCTTGTCTAACTTCTTCGCTTTTCAATTTATCTAACTTACTATTGATTGCTTGTTTTAGTACGTCTACTAGTTCCATTCGATTTTCTCCTTAGTTAATAATCGTCTTCTGTTTCTTCTCTTTTTAGAATATTCTGTAGTTTATGCTTAAGACCATTACCACTTAACTTTGCTATAACTTCTATAACTGCTTTGTGGCTGCGTTCAATAGATGCTAAACGTATTTCGTTTTTCTTAGCGTTATTGATCAGTGCTATAATAATATTACGCAAGTCCTTATCACAAACATCGTGTATTCTATTAAATTTAGAATGTATGTCCTTTGTTAGGTCGTTTTGTATCCACTGGTTCTGTCGCCATATATAGTAACCAAAAGCCACCAACATAGCCACTGGTAGTCCAAACTGCTCCAACACTGCGAGTATGTCCATTAGTTAGCCTCCTCATATAACTCCTTAAATTTGAGACCTTCTTCCTGTCGCTTTTGTTCCTTTTCTTTTTGAGATGGTACATACTTACTTAATATGTCTTTATAAGTTTTTCTTGCATTATCTCTACTTTTAAGACCTATAGACACCATTCTTTGTAAAACTTGGGTTAGTGTATTAAGCTCATCATCTGTATACACATTAGCATCTTCACCTTGCAAACCTGACTTTCTATCTTTTAATTCCTTTAATATATTATTGTAAAAAGACTTTATAGTTGACTTTCTATCTGCGTCATCTAAAACGTGCATTGATTGTAGATCAGCTAAATCTCTATTCAAATGCCTTTCTGCGTCTAATACTTTTTCATAAGTATCGTATGTTTTAAGTCCTTCTTTAGATGCGTCTGCTATAGTTTTTATATTTCTTTCTAATTGCTTTTTCTTACCACCTCCATACCACCAGTAGTATGTTTTACCTAGTGGCACCTCTTTCGCTGTATCTGTTCCTGCTATTTTATCGAATGCATTTAATCCAAGAGTTACCCAATCAGCAACAGGCACAATGTTAGGTGTTTCAAAGTATGTTTCACTCCACTCTTTTTCACCTTTCCAAACTTTATATAATTTAGTTAAATCTCTTTCTGCCTTACCCTCTAGTGATATAAATAAACCAAACGGTATGAATTGTTCCAATAAAGCACGTCCGTATCCTTCTCTTTTACCAGTGTATATTATGTACCTAGAGAATCCAAATAATCTAAATATACCATCTACTACATAATCTTCTAAGTCTACCTCTCTACCCATAACGTAATCTTTTGCAACATTTGCAGCTGTATCTGTAGCAAAGAATATTGCTAACAGCCTAACTAAACTACCAAATGCAGATGCGTATTCTTTTCTACCCTCTCTTATTAATCTTTTACCATCTTCTATTTTTGTTTTGTTATTAGTTTTCTCACCTTCTTCTTTTTGTTTTCTACCTTCGTCCATTAAAGATAGTCCATTAGACATTCTTATTGTGCCTGTTCTTCTATAATTATCAAATTGTTTAAGTGTAAAAGTTTTTAGCTGATAACCAATCCTTCCATTAGGTGAGTCTAAATATTTAACAGGTACCTGTGATTGTGTCACTGGTTGCACATCGCATAACCTACAGAACATTAAAAACTTAATATCTTCTGTCATCTTATCTTCGGATAAATCTTTGATTACTTGATCAGCTACTTGCTCAGACTCAAATGTTTGTAATAGCTTAACATAAAAGTTTCTTTTCTTTTGTTCATCTAAAACAAAACTAGATTTACCTGTTGATATTATTTTAGCTTGTTTACGCATTTTATCGTACTCAGCTTGTACTAAAGTTTCTTTACCTAACCTATCCATAGCATCAAGACCTACTGCCTTAAATATAAAGTCTAATGCTTTTCCTGTCTTATCAACTCTATTAAATTCAGCTGCAATTCTTTCTATACCTAAATCTTCTTTAGTTAATATGTTTTTACGTACAAGTGTTTGTAATATTGCTTTTATTGTAGGTGTAAAACCTGCACTATGAAAAGACCAAGCAGTATCTCCAAACTGTTGCATTGCAGATGTTATTTTACCCATAGTCATAGCATATAAAACATTTTTCATAGGTGAAACAAATCCGTGTGCTGCTCTAAAATTAAATCGAGCTCTTAATATATCTATAATTTGCTGTTGTTCATCAGGTGTTATGTTTGGTGGTATAATAGGTTCTTCCATATCAAGAGAATCATCTTTATTTATAGGTTGTTTGAACATACTGGACTTATCTATTTCTTCAGGAGACTGCCCTTGTCCCATCCACCTTGCTACTGCTCCTCCTATATCGTCTACGTTATCGTCACCTTTACCAAAAAACTCTTGTCTTTTTATAGTTCTAACCATACCTGTAATGTATTTTTCGTTAGCAGTTAAAAAATCTTCGTAATAGTTTTTATACATCTCCATATCAATATGCTCTATTCTTCTATCTTTTAAGTTTCCAGGTTTACCAGCAATCACATTGAAACCTCTAATCATATTTGATATGAATCCTCTACGCTCATCATCATCTAACGACCTACCTAAGTTTCTTTCTTTTTCTGCAATAGCTTGTGTTATAACGCCAGAAGACCTTGGATTATTTTTATTTAATAATGTAAGTAATCCATCTAAATCTTTAACCCTTCTTGGGAAATAATAATTTCTAAATCCTATATCATAACCTGTGTTGAGAGCTCTTTGATGAAACTCGTCTAACATTTCTCTATAATCTTCTATAGCTTGGAACGCATTTATTGATACTTGATCAGGTAAATCGTTTATTACGTCAATTACCATACTTTCATCTGCGTTAACTAGTGCTAACTCTAATTGTAATCTTTTTTCTTTTGACAGCTTGTCTAATACTTTATCTTTAAAGTTTGCAAGTTTTAAAAGATTTTCGTTTGTTTGTATTCCTAGTTCCATTTCAAACTTTCTAAGTTTGCTTTCTAGGTTAGGTGCTATTAATTTTAATCTAGTGTCTATAGTTTCTAGTAAGTCTTTTGTAAACCCACCTGTTTTCTTAATACTATTTAAGTTATTCCTAGTTATGGTTAGTGCGTCTTTCTTCCAGGTAGGTAAATCACTATCTGTTTTATCTACATATACCTCTTTTGGAGGTGGTGTAGCGTCATCGCTTATTTTCATACTAAATCGTTTTTTAGGGTGAGTGTATGTGTTCTTTAAAATAAGTGGGTCTCTTAGCTCATCTATAATAGTTATTTGACTTTTATCGAAAGCTATATAAGAGTCAGACTTAGAAGATTCATCCTGTACAGTAGTTCCTTCGTAAAACTCTGGATCAGATTCTAATAAAGAGGCTGTTGCATCTTTATCTTCTCTTACTCCTTCATAATCGTTTCTATATACAATTCCATCATATCCCTGATCAATTAAAAACCTTCTAAACCCATCGAAAGATAGGTCGTAATCCTCGTAGTTAAAAAAATCTAAAGCGTCTACATCTACTCCATCTAAATTTTCTATTGTTTCCATAAAGTCTTCTAACTCGTTCCAACCCCCAATATCTTTCATACGTAGTGGGTTTTTAATATTTAGTTCTACTTTTATTAATCTATTTGGATATTTTTTTATCAGACCCTCTGTATCTAAATTAGATAATCTGTCTAGTGCTTGTCTAGTAGTTCCAAAATGCAACCCTATATCTCCATATTCCATATTAAAGTTATCAAATTCAGCGTATGTACCGTGGTATAATTTTCTAGGTTTAAAATCTACCTCTACCTCTTTCTCTGGTACAATCTTGTCACCTAAATATTTAAACAATTCATCTCTTATAATATTTGTGTTTGCATTTTCTAAGTTGTTTTTCACATAAACATAATCTGCACCTGCTTGTGTAGCCTGTCTTAAATATTCTTTTACTGAAATTTTTGAAACATTATTAGTGTTTTCCTGCATTTTTTTTGTTGCTATAACTTCACCGTCTAACATATCTATCATAGTTTGTGTGTCTTTAGCAACTGACTCTATACCATCTAAAATTGCAATCTTTTCACCTTTTTTTGTTCTATGTAAACTAAATGTTACCCTTGATTTTGTAAGAAGATTGTCTGAGGATATCATAAAAACCTTAGTATATATTTTTGAAAACGACTCTCTAACATTTACAGGGATATCAGATTCTTCAAGATTCCAATCTTTTTTCATCCTTTTTAACCAATCTTTATAAGTTTCGCCAGTAATTGTTGACTCTATAGATAAGTTAGCTAAAATATCAAAATGTATTTGAAAATCGTCAAGATTTATAGTATCACCTTTATTTTCTTTAATAAAATCTTTTATTTCAAGATCAGATATCTCTAGCTTAGAGACACCTAAGTCTTTTAAGGTTTTTATAAATTTGTTTTTAGGTATACTTACATTGTCTTCTATTAATCTAGGTAATACCTTTTGTAGTTGTGGGTAATATATTGGAGATTCTAGAGGGTCTACGTTTTCTACATCTGTAGAACTTTTTACTTTGAAGGAGTATCTTTTCTTAAGTAAGTTTCTAACCCTTCCTGTTTTAACGCCTTCTTCAATGCTTTTGACAGCTTCGCTGGTTCTATAGAAATTTCTGACCTTAGCTTTAATAGCGTCTCTAAGACTTTGGGATGTGGCATATTCATCTGCGTAACCTAACCTTTCAGCTCTTATCATAGCTGCGTTTTTATAATTAACACTAAGCTCTGGTTTCTGTCCTAGGTTTTCCCATAAAACCTTTTCATACTCCCATAAAAGTGCTTGTATTTGCATTCTTGTAAAAGGATAATTTAACTCTTTTGATAGTGCATTTGCAACTCTATCTATTACTTTATCCATTATTATAATTTCTTGACCTTCAGGCGATTGACGTATTATTTTTTCACCCTTTTTGTCTAAAATAAACTCACCTTCTTTATTAACTCTAAACATCTTGCCTAACCAACGTCTCCAAGTAGATGTCCACCACTGATCATACACAGCTTCAGAGTCAAATCCATAAATACCTAAGATATACCTGCCTATCTTTGGACCAAACATATTTGCACCATAGTAAGTTTTTTCTAAAGTTGATTTATTTTTTTTAATATGACCAGGTATTGAAAAACCATTAGATACGCTCCAATCTTTTATTCCATAACCAGTTATAGGTGTTACCATCCAGTCCATAGCACCTTGGATTCCAAATTCGTTTATTAAAGTTTCTATTCTTTTTGCTTGTGTAGCAACAACACCTCCTGCTAATACACCTACAGTATTTAATTCGTTTTCTAAATTTTTTGCCTTTAAAACAGTTTTTCCACTTGTGTTTTTACCGTATCTAAATTTGTCTGTTTTTATAAAGTGTTTTGTTAAATCTACAGACCACTGGAATTGTGCCATAGGTCCAATACCTTGACTTGTAATACCAAGTAATGTTTTAAATAACATTTCATATTCTGGCTTTTCTTTTATTATCTGCATACCTGGCTCTAGAGATACAATATCCATAGCATCAGATATTTCTTCTCCGTACCATTCTAGTTGGTCGTTTAATCTAAAAGTAGGGTCTTCGAGCAATGTTACTATATCGTTCATAGCTTGTGCTACTGCATAATTTTCAACCTCTAAATCGTTCTTATAATCTATATCAACTATCTTATCTAACATTTCAGCTACTTGTTCTTTTTTACGTACTCCCTTAACTCTACGTCTAGCTTCAAATACAGGACTAGATGTGGTTCCATCTACTTTCCTAACACCCTCAAATATTCTGTTAAGCATTTTCTCTAACCCAGCTGGTGTAAGATTGCTATTGCGTGGGGAGCTAGGAAAGTTTAAAACAACCTTACCCCCTGGGTTTGTTACACTGTATATCTCATCTAATACATTCTTAACTGAGCTTATGTTTGGTTGCACATTTATTACGTTACTAGCTACTACGTAATCGTATCTCTTTCTTAATGCTTGTGGGTCGTGTAAGGTAGTTGCTTGGTTCTCAGGTAAATCCCAGGCATTGACGTTAAAACCCTCTGCTTGATATTTTTTAGTTTGCCTTGCATTTTTACCTGCACCATAGTCAAGTATCTCGTGATAAGGTTCTATTTCCTTTGCTGCGTGTCTCCAGGTTACAGGGTCCTTGCCTATAAAACCTCCTGCTCTACCACTATTAACCATACGCTGTCTGTCTTCTTTCTTCATATCCTTAATAGAATATCTTACAGGCTTTCCTTCAGGTGCGTCTGTTTCTAGTATTTTGTTAGATGCAGGTATTTGGTTTATGTGATCAGGACCATTCTTTAAAACCTCTATATTAGTACGTCCTTCTCTAGATGTAGTTACTATGCTATCTAATATATCAACTAAATCGCTTGGTAACAACAAGCCTGTTTTTTCAAACACGTCCATTACATCTTGACTTTTATGACCTAGTCTTTGTGCTGTGTATAATTTACTTATTAGTTCGTTTGTTCCGTATAATTGTATACCTAGCCTTTCTCTGAATTTTGTAATTTGTCCATCTGCCCAATCTGAGAGTCTTTTGTAGACTTCTGGCTCTGTTGCCCTAATCCCTTGTAAGACTGGTTCAACAATCGCATCTTCGATGTAATCTCCAATGCCAGAGTTTCTAGATAAGGTAACTTTAGTTTGTAACGGGTTTTTGGGGTCTGGTTCATAGTTTTCTGCTGCGATTGGGATACGCCAATTTCTTTTTCCTGGCTCATACTGAGGGTCTCCTTCTTTTATTAAAAAATTGTCTAGTGCACCTACAGGGTAGTCAGCTATTGTTTCTACTAGCATCTCCCTGCCATCTGGTTGTACTACTATTTGCTGATCTACATTATCCTCTGTAAATACCTCTACTAAATCGTTATCCATAAACTTAATAGATAAGTTATCGGTGTAAGTCAAATTTCTGTTGTGCTCGTGTATATTTTCTAGGTGTGTTGGTGCTAGACCTTCTTCTTTTAAAAAGCCTATACCTTCTTGCTCTAACCCTAAATTACTTTCATCTGTAGGTAGTTCGTTTGCGTTAAAAGGTGCGTAGTCATCTACGCCTACATTAAGTGGGTTATTAAAGTTGTTGTTTTTATTTATTGCATCTATACCAGATTGGTTCTCAAATACGTTTACATCAGGTGTATCGTAGGATTGTTCTTCTATATTTAACGGTTCTTTGTACCACGTACCATCTACCTCAAATACTAAATACTCTTGACCATTAATATCTGCTCTAAAATCGTTTATTGGTTTTACGTTAGGAAACGCATCATAATCAAAGCTACCTAAGTCCTCTAGCTTTGTAGGTCTTTTAGCTGTTTGTGGTTTGTAGTTATACGTTGATTTTAAGGGTCTTTTTGACATTATTCTACTTTATCTCCTAATCCACCAAACTCCCTAGTTATCTTAAGCTCTGGTGGCAAATTGTCTCTTAATCCTGTAAGTGGGTCGTATAAATATTCCTTTCCACCTATGTTTACTACTCTGTATGTAGCCTTTCTAGATTGTGGATCAGGAATGCTCTTGTAATCACCGTGTATAAATAAGTTAGTGTAGTACATATCCATCACCTCATCGTAGGCATCTTGCATTTGTTTTATATCTACCTTTGTAGGGTCTTGTCTGTATGCGTTGTAAACTTGCTCATATCTATCTCTAAGTTCTCTTAAATTTTTTGTAAAATATTCATAAGATGCATCTTTAGCTGCTGGGTTATTTTCGTCACCAATAATACCCTTTTCTGTTTTTTTAGGTTTTCTGTAATCTACTATTAAGTTTGTAATTTTTCCTGTTCCTTTTTGCTCTACAGGTATAGCTATTTTCTTACCTTCAAATTTAACTAATAATTCTTGTATTTTACTAAATAATACATCAGGTTTTTGGTAATAATTTCTAAACCAATTATATACAGCTTGATTTTCATCAGGAGTGCCTTTGTACCCTTTTTTTACCCAAGCAGGTACCTCGTGGTTTTTCACTATCTCATCTGCCCAATCTACCATAAGTTTGTGCCTCTCTGCGTTAACATAGTTCTCACGTGCTGTATATTCTTTAACAGAAATAGGTGGTGCTTTTTTTACCTGTCCACCAGGTGCTACTTCAAAGTCTACTTTGTTTTTATATAAATCGTCTAATACTTTTTTGTTTTTTCTAAAATCAAATCTTTTATAATTACCTGTACCGTGCAAGAAAAACATAAATGTTGCGTTAGCTGCTAAGTTAGATGGGTCAAAGTTACCTTCACCATCTTCAAATATTTGTTCTACTCCCATACTAAACGCTTGTTGTAGACTTACAGGCTCTCCCTGGTAGTCATCTGTAAATTGGTTAGTGTAGTTTATCATCGATTGTGCAATTAATTGCTCACCTGTAGTACCACCTGTAAGAACCCCTACCTGTGTTAAAAATGTTGTAGCTGCTTTAAATGTAGCCATTGGGTCTTCTTTGCCCATCTGTGCCATACCAACAGTATTAACATTTCCACCCACATTTTGTAGTTTAGGAAATAACATACCAAAAGCAAAAGATGTAAGTGTTTGTGGTCCTATTTTAAGCATATAGTCCTTAGCACTATCGTTCCAAGCGTAGTCGCTGTAACCTGTTTGCGTTCTTTCTTTATAAAATCCAATAGGTATATCAGGGTTAAAGGTGCTAGTAACTGCGTTATATCCAGAGAATATTGCTCCTGATTTAAGCATCTGACGAGTTTGTAGTGACATTTTTGAACCTAATCCTGGAACAAGTGGGTTACCATACTTGTTAACACCTTTCATAAATTTCATAAAACCTGCTACATTTAAGGCTACTGCACTGCCATCTATACCTACATCTGTACTTTTATGTAGGTTGCTTTGATTAGCCTTGACCCACTTCTTGTAGTGTGGGTATGTTTCCATCATAGAACTGTGAAAAGTTCTTACGTCCTTTGCTTGTAAATAAATATCTCTCATCTCTTTTGGCAACATTTCAAGAGCTGCTGTGGATAAGCCTCCTGTAAATGCATCTGCACCAGCAGCAAAAGCCTCAAGCACAGTTTTAGTGCCTCTGTACATAGGGTCATCCATACCTAACTTTCTACCTTCTATTATATTGTTTAACTGATCAATATTTTCCCTATAATACGCTAACTCGCTGTATTGTTTTGTTATCTTTTCTAAATTGTCAGGTGTTACTATTTCTTTTGTTTCTGTGTCAACGTAAGCAAAGCCTTCTGCTAAAAAGTTATTTTTTTGTAAGTGACCTATTATTTTGTTATACTGTGCCTCTGCAAAATTATCTGACTCTTTTTTTAGCATTTGCCTTACGTTGTTATTGTAGTATTCGTTACTACGTGTACTCTCATATTTCTCGTATATTGTTTTCAGTGTACCTACAAGCTCTGGGTCTTGTTTTAAAAAATTTAAAATATCTTGTCTTTGGTCAAACATCTCATCTTTTTCTATGTCTGTTACAGGTGCTGAACCTGGTAAATAATATTTAAGGTTTGGGTTAGTTGTAAAGTTTTTTAGTTGCCCTTTTTTATTTAATAAATATTTAGGCACAAGGTGTTTTGTTTCTTCGTCCTCTAAATAACTTTTCATAAGATTATACGTATCTTGCCTCGCCTCATCATCTTCTATTGTATAAACTTTATCTCCGTTCATATCTATAGGTAAATAAAATTGATTAAGCTCGTGGTTTTCATCAAAGATATTATACAAGGTTCTATCGTAGTATCCATTTGTTCCTACTTTCTTCATCGTTTCTTTATCTGTTCCAAAGGTAGGTCCAAAATCTTTTATTTGACTTGCTAAAACCTCTGTTTCTACAAAGTTTAGTAATAGTTCTTTTGTGCTTGGTGGGTATGTAGAGTTTTGCACATAGTCTTTTAAAACGTCTTTAAGCTCAGAATTTAGTTCTGTTAAATTTACATCAACTGCATCGTTGTTAAATCTTTTGTCTTTGTGTGCTTTTGTAAAAAAATAACTGTTTGATATGTCTTTTTTAAAATCTTCTGGGTTTTCAGTTATATGGTTTATATCAAATTTATGGTTCATACGTTGCATACTTTGGTATACTTCGTATTCAGTTTGATTTAAATCTGTGTTCTCTATATCACCTTTTTTAAATGCTAGTGGATGTTTTAATTCTGTGCTTTTTGTTTTACCTTCACTAAATGCATCAATAACAACATTTTTATTTGCTTTTTTTATTAGACCTTTCCCACTCAATATGTTAGAATAATTCTTTATTAAGATATTTTCCATATTGATAGGAGTTTCTTGGTTTATAAGAAAATACAAAGGTAATTCACTAGCAGCACCAATACTTTTATCTATTAAATTTATTGTTTTTTTATCAGTTACTATATCTGTTGTATCGTTAACTATTCTAGCTAAACCAAAAGTCCTATCCACACCATCTATCTCTTTTTTTATAACATTGTCTTTAAACTCGTAGTTTTTTATTACAGAGTCTGGTGATACTCCAACTGTTGTAACCTTTCTTGGTGTGTACATATTTGAGTAATATTCTGCGTTTTTTTGTACAACACCTACCTCTCTTAATTTTTCTACGTATGTTGCAGCTGAGTCAGGATGCGTAAAGTTTTTAGAAAAGTTATTCCAATCACCTAAGAACTTTTTTTGTTTATCATCTGATCGCTCTACCATAACATTGTAGTGCAGCTTTAGCGATTCGTTTTGGTCTTTTTCTAAACCAGTTATATCTTTGTACTTACCTATATCGTATAATCTTGTTACTGACATTATTGTCTTATCCAACTTTTAATGTTTGTAGGTTCACCACCAACATACATAAAACTACCGTTTTTAAAGTGGTATACCGTGTTTAATTTATATTTTTTAATACGTGAGTTTGATTCTACATACTCCCATTGTATAGCTGCCATAAGTGCATTAGCTTTTTCAGCTTGTGTTCCACTACCTAGTCCTGTTGCATTTTGCGACAACAATATTTTATCAAACAATACAGCAGGTGTTTCTGTGTACTCATCTCTAAACTCATCGTCTATCTCTGGTTGAGAGCTCCAGGTATATAATTCTTCAAGAGTATTATAGTAAGAATCTATTTCCTCTTTATCCAATCTTTCTAAACTGTTGTACCAATTATTAAAATTAAAATACTTACTATTTAAATGTTCTTTAATTGTTGTAGGTGTTTCTTCAGTAATTGGTGTATTTGCAGGTAAATTAGACTTATAATAATCTTTTATTTTGGTTCTTATGTTTTTTTCTATGGTTCCTAGGTCTTTCTTTAAATCACCAATTCTAGCCTCTAGGTTTATTTTATTACCTATAAGGGGTTTGTATTTTTCAAAACTTGGATAATTAACTTCTATGTACGCTTGTCTTTTTTCTCGCTCAGACTTTAGCTGCTCTGCTGTTTTTTTCTCTTGTTTCTTAAAATTAGCGTTTTGCTCCATAAACTTTTGTATAGTTTCGTTGCTAATATCTTTTGTAAGTGTAACAGTAGCCATTTATGGACTTACTTCTTCGTATGTAATATTACCATTTGCATCTTTTTTCTGTGCAAACAATGTTGTTTTACCACCTCTTGTTACGCTATACCCTCCACCAAAACTTTGTATCTGTGGTTTGTTTCTATTCATAATACCTACAGCTGCATCACCTACGCTACCTAGTATATTAGAAAGTGCAGCGTTACTGCTCTGTGTTCTTTGTAAGTTAAGCTGTCTAATTCTATCATCTCTTTGTAGGTTAAACTGATCTAAGTCAGATTGTGCTTGTTCTTTAATTTGTTGGTTAGCTTGTGCTAGTTCTTGTGAAGACTCTGATATTTGTTTCATAGTAGCTGAATCTGTTCGTAATCTAAGCTCCTGTGCTATAACAGAATCTTGCAATCCCATCTGTAGAGCCTGGTTTATATTTTGACCTTGTGCTTCTTGTGCTACATTTCGTATACCACTCATAACCCTATTACGTGTTTGCTCAAATTGTGGGTCGCCTTGCTCAGACCTTTTTTGCAATCTATCTCTATACGCTCTTTCAGATGAGGTCATCTTCTTAGCTTGATTAATTGCTTTTTTATTTTTTCTGTGCTGTGCTATACTACCTATAACATTCAATGCTGGTATTAAAAAAGACATTAAATTTCCTCCTTCATATTATAAAGTAGTTCTCTATCTGCAATCTCGTTCTTTACATCCTCTATGCTTATTAACCAAAGGTTCCAGTGTTTATCGTACATTGTAGGCATTTCTTTAGCAGCTGCTATCGCAATAGCGTAGTTGCACAAGTCCTTGTGGTATACAGTAGGTATTACAGGACTAGATTGATGTGGTTTAGAGTCTTTATCTACTTGTGCTAGACTGTTGTATACTATTTTAATTTTATCGCCTTTATTAGGTCTTTGTGAGAAGAATATATTATTACCTCTAACAGAGTACCCTGATGGGGTTCCTGTGTGTAATTGGTTATCTGTGTCGTAAAAAAATTCATCATCAGTCATAGGTCTTTTGTGGTCACCTTCGACTAATACTGTAATCATAGACTTATAATCATCTGGTAAACCATAAAATTTTACCTCTTGTAATGCAGTTACAGAGTATTCGTTCTCTAGTATGTTTACTTTTCTTGTTAATTCTACCTCTGCCTCTCTTAGTAGATTTATTAATAAATTCTTATCTGCGTCTATGAATAAATTACATCTATCTGCTAGTTTTTCCCAAGTCATAAATATCTCCTTAATTACCCATAGGACCTTCTAGTGCCCTAACTCTTTTCTCTAAATTTCCTACCTGTATTTCTATATCTCTTAATATTGTTTCTAACTTTACTAGAAGTTGTTTAGTTTGTGCATCTTGTGGGTTTCTTGATATACTAGTCGACCTCAAGTTCTAATCTCCTTATAGATGTTAGTGTATTACTAGATTCAGGTGTACTAATTTTAATTTTTATTCTATTTGCTCTTAATTTTATGTTTGCCTCGTAAGTAAAATCTACATTATCGTCATAATTAGCTAGTGTAGATGATGCTGGTATAGTTATTGTTTTAGCAATAGTAGACGCATCTCCATCTACATAAAATTCTAAAGTTATATCGTCTATGGAATTGTACCTTAAATTAAACTTTCTTACTATTGAATTTGAGTCTAAATCTGTGAGTTTTTGAAAAGGTGTTTCTATAACTAATCCATACTCTGTATTGTTCGTATACGCATCACTAGCAGTATCATCTAAAGAGTGTAATACTAAGTCTCTTTTAAAATCTAGTAATCTTTCTTCAAATTTGTATAGTTGTTTAAAATTGTCTACTACGTATTTTACATTAACCTGATCACCAAAATCTTCTATTCCTGCTTCACCCCAATCCCCATCAGCTACAGCTGACTGTATACTTTTATGCCACCTTGCAGTTTCTTCAAAACCGTTAAGGCTCATAACATATGTAAAATTGTTTATAATTAATATAAGTTCGTTCTTGTTAGGGTTAGTTATAACTTGTGATATACCACCTTCTCTAAAGTATTGTTGGTATGTGTTTAACCAAGAATTTGCTAGAGATATTAATCTTCTTCCTGAATCTAAATAATAGAAATTAGTTTCGTTTGCAAAAAACACACCGTTATTATACTCTAGTACGCTATCTGGTGCAGTGCATCCTATATCTCTATACGCCTCTGTTAGTGTCCACTGTGTTATATCTGTGCTTGGTATAGATAATATAAAGACACCTCTTTCCATAAGTGCTACTAAATCTCCTAAACTCTTAGCTAATCCTGTAATTTGACCACCATCTAAATCGTTTAGTTTTATAAAATTAGCTATAGGTATTACATCAGAGTTACCCAACTCACTATACATAATAAAATCTTCGTGCGTTTCAGAGTCATCTGTGTCACCATTTATAATAATATTTCCTACAAATCTACGACCTATGTGGTTAGCTTGGTATTTGTACCTTACATCAGTGCTTAAAGTAAGAGTCCCAGGATGATCAGCTCCATCTGCAATTCCGTTATCTGTGAAATTAAAATCAATTTTTATATTGTTAGTTATATTATCTAAACCCCCACTTTCTTCAACATTATATTTATAAGAGTAGTTAGGTGTAATATTTAATATACCATCGCCCTCACAATCAGGTATATTACTATTAAATTGATGTAATGTGTTATACGCATTATATCCACCACTGTACATTTTCCAAGTTGTGGTACCAACATTATTATTTACACTTGGTTTATTGCATAAATTATCATCTGAAAGACCTGTATTTTTTTTCCAAGGCAAAACACATTTACCATAGTTACCTGCAACCCAACCAAAACTATCGTTTGTTGTAGAATATCCTCTACTAGATGTTGCACTTGTAAAAATATTATTCTGTAAACTATCATCACCTATAACATTAAATTCGTTACTATAGTATCCTAAACTACACCCTGACGTTCCACTCCTTTTAATATTAGCAGATTTTGTGATTAAAAATTCGTAAAGATTGCACCTTGCGTGAACATTCCAATCTGAATTATTCCAGTATGAATTATTCCAAAAACTTCCACTATTTGTTTTATCCACCCAAGCTGGACTTGCTACGTGTTCTGTATATGTAATATCTGTAGGAAACATCATAAGATAAAAATTTGCGTTAGTTGGTGTATAATATCCACTTACCTTTATACGCCTTTCACCTACACCAGAATTTTGCACACTAGATACCTGTTGTAATAATTGGCTATTTCCGTGCCAAGCAAATCCAGATTGTACTGGCAAAGAACCACCTGTATAAGCTGCTAAAATAATACTTACATCATCTGTAGGAGGTGTCGATATCCAGGCTTCCCAATAATATTCCTCTCCAACATCTAAAGCTCCTGGACTCGTTCCATTAAAAGACGCTGTAACAAAACCAAAATTACTTGAAGGTTCTGGCTCTATTCTTATATGTGAATGTACATTTCTACCAAAAAAACCTACATTTTGTGCAGTGTTTTCAACTGTGTCCCCACCGTAACTTAAACTTCCTGCTGAACCTGTGTATGTTGTAAATCCATCTGCATCTTGCGTATGGTCTACTAAAGTAGGTGCATCTGATGCTGTGCCCTTTCTAAATGTTGCTGCACCTGTTGGGTCGTTTAGTCCGTTTTGCTCTGCACACCAATATACACCATTGCCACCTGTATTCGCTGTCCTTAAATCTCTATTTACAATTACATACTCAGCGTCTATATTTTTATCTATAGGTAGATCAGTTGGGGAGCCAGTAAATCCCTCGTATTTTTCAACTGTATAATCAACCATTTTTGGATGAGCTCCTTTACCTCCACCTAAAGTGCTTGAGCTTAATTTTAATAAACCTTCTTGTTTATCGTTTAAAGTATTTAAAGGTTCTACCTCAGATATATCTCCTACACCTCCTTGGTATACATAGTCACTTGATGTAACACCTAGCTGTGTAAAATCACATTGGTCATAAAAAAAGTTTTTTGATGTGCCTGTTGTTGTGCTTATAGTATTTAAATCAGCTTTTGCTCCTAATGTAGACGCTGTTATTATTTTTTTAAAAGAGTTTGGGAGTGAGCCATTTGTGTCTGTAGAGCGATATATATTTACGCCTGTGACTCTAGGGTTACCAGGGTAAAAAGAACCATCTACAAAAGAATTTCCTATATCTATAGTAAAATTACCCTCAAATATTCCTTTGCCATTTTCTCCATCAATTCCTAAATTTGCAGAATCTATAACACTTTCAGATAACTCAGTTTCTTGCTCACCATCAAATATAAGAGAATACCTGTAATAATAGGGTCCACCTTCCAAGTATCCTGATGTGTAAGACTCATATACTATTAAATTACGAACCTCTGTTACTGATGCTGAGGTTGGACGTTTGAAATTACCAAAATAATGCAATAAGGGTCTACTAAATTCACAAATAGCAGTAAATTTTTTAACCTCGTTTTCAGCATTGATTAAATTATCTTTATTTATTTGGTCAATTTTAAATAATTTTTTACCAGCAGATGGTGACGCAACGTCATCAAAAACTCTTACTCTGTTCCAATCTAAAAAACTACCATTAAATTTAGGATAATTACCACCTCCTACTATACCGTGGTACATATTCCTATCAATTACTACAGAGACTAAAGGTGATTGACCAAGGTTGTATATTATAGCCTTATTACCTTCTATATCAACTCTAAGAGCTCCACCTGTTGCTGTGTATAATAGCTCAGGACTAGATAAATCTTTATTAAACTTGTATATTTGACCTGTATAGTTATCTACTACTAAGAAATACTCTTTGTCCTCAAATTTCCAAAACTTAACTATATCTGGGTCCATATTAATTCCAGATAATTGTTGGTTAGCTAAACCCTTAATTTTTTCTACTTTACCATTAATAAAGTTAGTTCTTTCTTGCCTAGTATATCCAGGGTTCTGATCGTCATCGACCTCAGTATTTATACCTAGGTCTTGGAATGGAATTTCTATTTTTTGCATTATGCTTTAAGTCCTGTGCCTTTTTCTATTACGTCTAATTCTCTTTGATTTGCTACATTTATAATAGCTATTGCATTCTCAAAAGATGCCCTAGCTCTACCATCTTTATTGTCTCTAAAGAATATATCTGATGCTGCTATATCGACTACAGGTTCGTGTAGTATAGGGTCAAGCTCACATTCTGTAGAAAGACTTTGTGTTGTTGGTGAAGAAACAGCAGTCACAAAGCTAGTAGGTTTTTTATAGTAATATATATCGATACTAGAGACATTGGACGGTTTAACATACAGTACAGTACCCCATAAGTAAGCGTGTCCTGCATAATTATATGTGCTATCCATATTAGTGTCTTCGTAATATTTGTTCTGTAATTTATGTATTTCTTCAAAGTCTATTATGTGTATATACGCATCCTCAGACGCTGTGTTAGATACTTTAATTAATTCTATTTTTCTGTGTAGCATATTGTCAAATATACCTATACCAGATAAATCAACACTACCAGAGCTTACTGCTACGCTTGTTTGTAAAGTTTCTAGTGGATGTAGATAGCTTTTATCTACAAGTGATGCAACTTTTACTTGTGCGTGGTTTATTGCTAGTGTTTTTTCATCAGCAGTTAGCAGGGTATTTGCTTCATCCTCTACTTTCTGGGACAGCAGCGTCAGCATCTGATTTCCTGTCATCTTCTTTCTCTCCTTCTATAAGTTGCGTTAATACCTCTATAGCTCCAAGTATCTTAAACTTTTGCTGATAGTTAGTTTCTAATTGTTTTTTTAAATTTTCTAGTGCTTTATGATGGTCCATTGTAACACCTTATCCATTTTTTTACTCCTTCAATCTCTACCATTATTGCTCCAAACTTTGCGTCATCTGTTGTAGAGTCTTCTATTATAGAGTTTGCAGTTCCAGAAGATGCAGATGTTCCATCAAAGTTAATAAAAGCCTGATCTACATCAGCTTGTTTTATTTGTAGCACCTCGTGTCCAAACGCATTGTTTGTATTTTCTATATTAACTAAAGCGTCATCTACATTCTGGTCTACTGCGTGTCCTATGTTCATCTTCCCTGTGCTTTGATTCACGTAAAGGAATGCATTTGCTCCGTTAACAAAATTTAAACTATTAGAATCAGAGCCATCTTTAAATAGTGTGTAAACAGTTGCACCTGCTGTTTTAAATTGTATACTAGAGTCTTTACTTGTGTGCGAGTCTAAAGTTAATAGAACGTCATCATCGTCTGATTCCCAGTTTACTATAAGGTCACCTGTTTTTTGTATGTCAAAAGTTGTGGTTCCTAGGTCTGTAGCTTGTGCAGCTCTAGTACCTAGTGCCATATTACCATCTTTATCAATTTTCCATATCTCTACAAAACTACTTCCATTGTTATTCATCCAAACTAAATCAACAGGAGCTTTTGTTGAGTGAGCTCCGTTTTGTATTACTTGTAATTTAGCTGCGTGAACAAATCCTGACGCATTGTTACTTGCGTATAAAAGTTCTCCTATTAGCTCTGTATCTATTGTAGCTGCGTTTGTTCCCATAGTATCAGAGTGTGACTTTTCAAATACTATCGTTGCGTTATGATCAGTTGTATCTGAGTAACATACAACCCCTACTCCAGTATCAGCACCTGCAAAGTGCACATCTAGCTCTCTTGTAGGGTTAGCAGTTCCAATTCCAAACAACCCATCCTTATCAAAGGTAGCTATTATTAAATCTCCATTATCGTCTGCTATAAATTTTAATTTATGGTCATCATCATCGTCCATATAAATGTTCCACTTATCTGTTCCATTGTCTGCAAACTTTAGCTCTGCATCGTTAGCTGCTGGACTATCTATTTTTAAAGTAGTTGTGCCAGTACCTTTTACGTGTAGTTCTTCTGTAGGTGTTACACCCACTCCTAAGCTCGTTGTTGATAGGTATAAGGCAGTATCTGTACCACCCCCACCGTCTACCCTTCTTGCAGTTGCACTTGCGTCTATTGGTGTACCTCCGTTGTCAAGATGCAGTAGACCTGGTTGTGCTTGTTTTAGCGTTTTACTTGATAAATCTGCCATACTTTCTCCTATATTTTGTCTTCAAAGTTGTCTTTTATTTTGTAGTAATAATCTTTTTTTGCACCTGAAAAGTGTAGTTCACTTGGTGCCCATCTAAATAACATATCACCCATATACAAGTTATTGCAATTCGTGATAGTTGTATCATCATAATCACTTATAAGTACATCGCTGTGAAACCATATACCGTTAGTATCTGAAAAATTCTCGTTAGCATCTGCACCAAATGTGTATGCTGCCTCTGATTCAAATGCTGCCCAACTAGAACCTCCATCTACAGATACCTCTAAATCCCAAGCACTGTTAGAATACGCCATCTGTGTATGCGTAGTAAAGGTTCCATCAGGTGTAAGTCCATCTATCTCGCTTTCACCTAGAACTACGTTAAAGTTACCTCTTTGTAGTTTTTTTACGTTTTCAGGTTCACCCCACACTAAATATTGATTTTGTATACCTTCGCCTGTCAATATATTGTATGCACTGCCAACGCTTCTAGGTGTGTAGTCTTTTTTTTCTTTTTCTAAATTTATATCTTCTATAACAGCTGTAAATAATATTTTAGATTCATCGCTATCTAATTGAGCAAAATCATAAGAGCTACCTGGGTCTACCTCAAAAGCTATTGAAACATTTAAATTGGATAAACTTGTACCTGTTCTATCTACATAACTTAATAAATCAAATCTTTGTCCAGATGTGTTTTCCTTAGCTATCTTATCTATATTCAAGGTTACTCTTTCTTTGTGCCACTTATCGTTATTAGGTAAATCAAAACCAGAATATGCTGATGTTCTATATCTTTTACATTCTATTAAACCATCTATAATAGCTTGTGAAAAAGTTGTTCCTGTAGAATCGTCTTGAAAAATTATTGTATTAGCTGTATCGTTTTCTTGTTGTAATTGTACGTAAGGTCTGATCTCTGGTTTTGTGCTTCCTGCTAGACCAAACATTGACTCTACGTCAACATATTTACTTGTCGTACTTTTCTTAAATTCTAAATCTATATATATCTTTCTTGCGTTACTATCAAACTGTACTGTAGGAACACGAACAGACCAAAATCCAAAAGTGTAGGTACCATTTTCATATATACCATCTGCAACTGTACCTAAAATCTCTACAGTGTCGCCTATTGCTATTTTTGTTTGTTTGTATCCGTTCATATTTCCTTTAATTTTTTGGGAGGGTTTTTACGCCCTCCCATAAGATAATCCAACTTAACTTATTTTAAAGTATTCCTCTTAGAATACCATCTGTCAAGTTACCTGTATCAGTTGACAAAGCAATAGCAAAGACATGGTCCTCTGCTCCTGCTGCCATTGTATCAGCTTGACCATCTGTTGCTCCAGGAACTAAAGATTCCCCTTCAGAGACATCACCATCAGTTGATATGTTAGCACAGTATCCAGATACCTGTACCCATCCATATTGTGGAGTGGTTACATTTAAATCAATTACTGCCAGACATACACCTGCTACTAATACTGAATTGTCATCATCAGACCTGTCGTTTGTTACAACATACCCATTAATTTGGGCAGCATCATAACACATAACATGCCCTGCGATAGTTGCAATTCCATCTGCAAATTGCACATATTTAAAAGCCTTACCATCATCTGACCAAGAAACTTGTCCTAGGTTAAACTTTGGTGTTGAGCTTGTTTCGTCATAACCGTGAGGCACAACTACATCTGAACTAAAACTCATATTATACCTCCTTAATGGGTTGTAGGTCCACCCACGATACCAACTTGCATTCTAGGATTAGTACAGGTTAACTGTCCCATCCAGAATATCTTGGCTACACGAGCGTCCTGGTTAATTGGTTTCATAAAGTTTTCAAACGTAAAATTACGCTTTGAATGTACTTTAAAATCAAGGTATTTAGTGTTAAGCATAATCATCGAACCTGCTGGTGCGTGTGAGTCTACTACAACACTTGCTCCTTTAAATCTTAAAGTTTGGAATCCAGCATCTGCTAACATAGCATCACCTTCCCATCTCTTGTTAGCCTGTAAGCTAGATTCGTATGCATCGAATATAACCTGTGGCACAACAATCAAGTCTGGATGGTCGTTGTCTATTGTAGCAGCACCATATGCCTGAGTCATCTCTCTAACCATAGCAGCAACACCATTTGTTGTAGCTGTCATCTCATCGAAAGTTAAAGCATCTGTTACTGTAGTTTGTTTATCAGCAAATGTACCGATTTTTGAATCCCACCAAGAATAATCGTCAGAGTTAATTCCACCTAGGCTTCTATTGTAACCAATAATACAGTTATCAATATTACCACCAGCGTGAAATGTGCTTGTACCAGCTGGGTTGTCGTATAAAGCATCATCGTTATGTGTTGTGTTGCTTATAGCTCCAAAACCAGTTAGTGACGATATTTCTTTTGCTCCAGGAGCTGTTGTACCACCAAATAATTTAGTGCCAAACAAATCCTTAAGCGATTTCTCTGCGTTACGCATTTTAGATTTTAGCAAAGACAATACTGCACTGTCTCCACTATTTTTCAATTCTTCTTCACCACTTATAGTAATACTAGCGTAAGCCTGTTTCCAGTCCCACTCAGCAGCTGTAATTGGATCAGATGGAGTTGTATCTAAAACATCATAACCAGAGAAGAATCCTTGAGCTGAGTTAGTTCCATACTCTATTGGAGTAATAATCTTTTTACCACCATCTAGTTTTTCAGCATCCTTTAAAAGTTTTAGCGTCAAAACATTAGAGTTAAAAATATTATCAATCAATATTGGTAGGAATTTATCCTTAGTCAAGGCAGATAAGCTATCATAATTTAAAGACATCTTATTTCTCCTTTTATATTTTTATTCTGTTAAGTTACCATATTTAGCGATATCAGGATGTCCAGCACTAATTTCTTTGTAGCTATTGAATCGTTCAGGTTGCTGAACCTCTTTAGCTCCATTTTCTGTAGTCTGCACTACTCCTCTATTTCGCTCTACATTGCCTTTCATCTTATTGAAAGACTCTAGTTGTTCTTGCATCTTAGGATAAGACCACATCTTGAATGCCTGATCAAAGTCCTGCACTCCAGTCTCAATCATATAATCTAAGAAATCTAACTCATCGTCATCTGACTCAAAGTAATTTTGATTGTCTCTTATTATATCATCTAGTCCGTGCTCTAGCTCCTGTATGCCTTTTTCTTCCTCAAATACACTTAATCTTTCGTTTAAGTCCTCGTATTCTGGGTTAGCACTCTGTTCTTGTTGTTCAGGAACAGAATCCATAGCATACCTATTATCTAAACCAAACGAGTTATAAGTATCTACATCGTCTTCATAGAAGTTCTTGATGTGTCCTCTTAGGTCTTCGCTTTCGTTTAGTGCGTTGAACAACTTTCTCATAGGTGCGAGTTCTTGAGCTTTTTGAGTATTTGACTGTTGCCAATTCGTCTGATTGTCAGCAGCCTCACGCCAAGTCTGTATATCATCATAGCTGAATACGTCATCGCCGATCACTAACTCATAATCGTTTAAGTCAATCTCGTCACTTATGTTTGCAGATTCCTCTGCTCCATCCGATGCTTCATATTGCTCCTGTGGAGTTACATCAGTTGGTTCTTCTGAAGACAACTTATAATCTTTTAAGTCTTCTTCAGTTACCTCTACTTTACTATAGGGATTTGGCATAAGACACCTCCTTGGGTTGGTCTTGGTTTTTCAAATTATTATACATTAAGTTCTTACAGGTTTAAGCATTACGTTATTTTTTACAAAATCAGCTTTATAGGTTGTACCTTCCATCTTAACAGCACTTTGTCTTCTACCTTGTAAGTAGCTACCAAATGCTAGATTAAAGGCATCTGTTTTTTCTCTATCAACACCTGCTCTACTTGATATTTCAAGTTTACCTCCTCTATTAAGCTCTGTTCCTCTACTGCCTAAAGTACCTGCCATAATAAATCTTGTATCACGACCAGGTAGTCCTGCATTGAAAGTAGGTCTTCTTAGGCTTCCTGTAATGTGGTACCCTCTTTCTGAATATATATTAGCATTCTTACCTAGCTGTTCAGCTTCTCTAGTTGTTTTTACATTAAAAGCTGGGTTAAAGATTTGTGCTAGTCTTGATTGTCTTGCACTACTTTTACCTCTACTTTTAGGAGCTGACTTTGCAGGTCCCTTACTTTTTGCTTTTATACCTTTTTTCTTTTTTAGTTTAGCTTTCGCCATAGTTATCTCCCATATACTTTACGTTGTTTAACATTACTTACCATTTGAGCATTACTACCCATTCTTGCTACTTTTGGATTGTTAGACTGTTTTGCAGAAAGGATGCATTCCTCAGTGACTCCTGGGTATCCATTGCTTACACACCATTCTCGTAAGGTTAATCCCTTATTCTTCTTCAGTTTGCTGTCTGCCAAAACCCATACCCTCCCTTAGTCTTAGTTGTGCATTCTCTATATCAGCAGGGTTCGTGGATTGTTGCATTGTTTGCATATCCTTCTGCATTTGCTCAACAGCAAGTTTTTTCTGCTCTAATATCTCGTCTAGTATCTCTTGAGAGATATCTTTCTGTGTCCATCTCCAAAACTTTTCTTGGTCAAGTAGACCCATTTGTATTAGGTCCATCGCCTGATCCATACGACTTGCTCTTGACTCAGGTAAACTACTACCTGGTACGTACTTAAAGTCCATATCAGAGTCTATGTCATATGGCATTACTTGTTCAAATTCATATCCTGCACCATCCTGTGCAAATTTTCTTACGCTTATAGCTTCTTCGTAGTTCCTATGTAATAATTTTAGGGTTAGTTTATATAAGTCTAGTATAGCATCTGTGCCTACCTCACGCTCTTTAGCTCTAATTACTTGCTGCGATGCCTCTTGTAATTGCTGTATAGCTCGTGATGCAGTAACGCCTGATGGATTACGACCTTGTGTAATATCGTGTACACCACTTACTGTATCTGTCATCTGCATTAGTGTTTGCGACATAGGTAAGGTAGATGAGGACATATTACCTGCATCTAGCCTTTGTATTTGTTCGTGTGGTCCATTAGTGTAGTAAACTTTACCAGGCTTATCGCTTGGTCTATTACCTACCTCTTTAGCTAGAGACTTGCTCATAATCATAGCAGGGTTACCGTGGTATATAATATTATCTATGCCTTGTGATAATAGTATTGCTGTACCTACAGATAAACTTTCGATAATCTCAGGCTCACCCTTACCCCATAGGTGATGTGCATCTGCGTAATTCTTAAACATAACTAGAGGTATATCCTCGTATGGTGACTCTACTAATTGTAGTAATACCTTACCTGCCCAGGTAGCTAACATTAGTTTTTCACCTTCCCAGAACCAGCATTCCTTTAATAATACTTGCCCACCATACACACCCTTACCTTCTTCTGACTGATCATACGCAGGTGATTTACTTACGTAGTCAGTTCTCATACCACTTGATACACCTGTAGTACCACCAGATGCTGTAGTTACCTGCGATATAGAGTCCTCAGTATCGTCTTTATCTCTTATAAAAGACCTGTACTCATCCATAGAACCTTCAGGCTTTACAAACTTTCCATTCTCAAACATCTTTCTAACTTCTTTTAGGTACGTAGGTGTTGCAAATGTTACGTACTTTGCGTTGTCAATTTCTGTAGCCAGAGGGTCAAAGAACACAGTGTATACATCAGGCACCACAAAAGATGCCCTACCTTCGTTATATATTACTTTGACAAATCCGTTGCCATATAGTAACCCATCTCTTTTCATCATATTGATGGCTTTACCTGCTTTTCTTTTATCCAGTTCACTGTCAACAGCGTCCTGAGCTATCCTGGCTGATTTGATTTGGTCTTCCCTCTTTGGCATTATATCCACTTTAGGAAACCTATCTGTAAGGATGGAGTAGATAGTCTCAAGCGTACTGTGTATTGTGTTGGCTACAATTCTAGATTTATACTTTGGTAGGTTAAAAGGTTTAAAGAAGTCACCGTTGTACAATTCTTCGTTACGTCTCCATCTTTTAATCTTATGTGACTTAGCTTTCTTAGCTGCCTGAAACATACCATTAAGCATCTTAAGTTTTCTAGTTTCTTCTACAGATGGTTCGTACCTGTTAGCTGTACTCATATTCTCTGTATTACCTGCTACATCGTATTGATCGGGCATTATTTACCTACCTTCGACATCGCTATATTATGTGCTTCAGTAAATGTTTTACCCTCACGCATAAGAGATGCCATCATATTCATATGTTTGTTAGAGTGATGCACACTATGTTTTGATAGTGCTTTATTCTGACGCTCACTAAGTCCTTCGTAGTTCATAGATTTCTTTTTTCTAAGTATCATCTTAGCCATAATTAACCTTTATAAATCTTCTTAAGTTTAGCTTTTCTTTTATTCTTTTTACTATTTGGAAAACCTTTTTTCATATTAGCATAATTTTTATCAGATATAGTAGAGTTAGCCTTAGACCTACTAGTACCTGCTTTCTTTCTTTTATTTATATTTTCGTATAAACTCATAATTATATCCTTATGAACATTTACAGTTCCATTTTCTAAGTGACTTATTTATTCTACTATCTGGGTCGTTAGCAGTCTTAGCACTTGTTAATCGTTTTTTCATACCACACATTCTTTTACAGAACGCCTTTCTTCTTAATGCAGACTTACTACCTTTCTTTAACTTAGATGGTTTAGTAGTCACTGCCATACTTAGCTTAGAGCCTGGGTTAGCTTTTCTATAAGATGCTATACCCTTTCTATTCAAGCCACCACTTTTACTCTTGCCTTCTTTTCTTTGCCAAGCTGGTGTTTTAGACATTAATAGTTACCTGACCCACCTTCTTCTCTCATAGCTTTCAAAGCAAGTAACTTCTTTAGTTTCTTTTTCTTACGCATATCTTTGTGACCACCCTTATGAATAGGTCCTGTTTGCTGTAAGTCAGGAGTATTATCTTCTAAATTTGGGTTAGTGTTACCTGCTCCCATTAGTAGTTACCTGAGCCACCCTCTGATTTTACTTTCTTTTTCTTACGTAAAACCATCTTAGGTTTAGTTACTTTACCATAGCTTTTAGTCTTTGGTTTACTGTTATGTTTCTTCATAGATGCTACACCTTTTTTTTCTTCTTTATGCATTATTACCTCTACTTATTAAAATCATAATTCCAATTTTCTTCCTCTGGCATCATCAGAGTATCAATCTGTTGTTGCAAGATCGGTTTATCTTTCTTACTCTTAGTTGGTGCAACTACACTTGTTAAAGCATATCGACACGCATCCACTGCGTGGTCTTCAGCTGTTGTATCTAAATCTTCAGGGTTCTTCTCATCCCTGATCATAAGTGGTATAGTTCTTAGTAGATTAGGGCAACTACCTTTTATGACATAAAAATTTGGCTCTATACCTTCATCAAAGTGCATCAACTGTGCCATATTTCTCCAACCATTTATTCTATTATTGTTAGCAGGTTGTAAGTTAGACACACCTGAATCCATCAAAGCTAATGCTATTGACTTATCACTATACATTGTTGTAGCTGGATTATTCCACGACATTGGATTACGTATCCACATCGATGGGTCACCTAAAGCCATCACAACATCGTCCTCTTGATTTATTTTAGATATCTCCTCACCCCATTCACCTGGATGCTTTTCGTTACCATATAACTCTCTATATACAAAAACTTTATTATCTCTTGTAACCTCTACCCATAAACAACAAAAAGGTGCCGCGTAACCCCAATCAATACCCATATACCTGTGGTTTATATGTGAACCATATCCTAGTTCCTTAGCTCTAGACTCTGTTATCACGTGCTTCTTATCTGTAAACTCTGTGAAGAACTGTCCTGCGTAAACGTCCCAATCGCCTGAACGCCAGGCAGAGCGTAGTGGTTCTGGAAGTGATTCTAGAAATGCCACATAATCTGGGTCGTTTTTGACGAGCGTTGGATTATCGTCAATAGTTGCTGGTACATACATTCTATACCTCCCACTTATAGGGTCCTTAAATGCTTTATTAGATGCTTTATCGCCTATACGCCACCTTGCTTTTACCCAAGCGTGTCCTTGGTTTCCAGGATTCGTTGTGCAAAATACTTGTGGTGCTATACCTTGGACTGTTGATCGGCAACTACTAATTAATTTTAAGTATTGTTGCTCATCAGGTATTTGAGTCAACTCCTCAATTACTATCCTTTGGTATTCGTGACCTTGATAACGCTGAAATGCGTTCTCGTTTTGCAGATGCCCTGTGCGTATTTTGGCTCCAGATGGGAAGGTTATTGTAGGTGGTTGACCAGTTATAGATGCTGTTGGGTACATCCTTTGTGCCCTATCTATCCAGTCTGTAAGGTCTATACTATTACGTCTTATTACTAGTCCTCTGAAGTCTGGGTTATCAGTATGCTTTAGTAGCCATACGATACCTGCGTCTGTTTTTCCGCCACCGCGACTTCCACCATACAAATTTTCATATACATCACTTACTGATAGTACATAAGTTTGTGGACCAGGGTGTGGTTTCCACAAAGTATTATTGCTTGTCACTTGCCTTCTGCTCTGGCATAAACACAAATCCACGTTCGTTATCAATATCCATCCTAATCTCTTGAGACTTTAGTGATGGTATCAATTTGTCAACTATTACCTTAGCTGCACTCATCGCTTCTTTATGCTCATCATCTGTGTTAAGTGTACTTGCTATTTCAAAGAGCTTATTTATCACAACCTGTGATGTTTCGTTTTCTCTAAATTTATCTATTATAGTAGCTCCAGACTTAGGTCTACCACCTGGATTGCCTGATTGTCCTGGTGCAAATTGACCGTTCTTTTGCCTGTTTTTAGCCTGTTCTGAGGTTTCCATTTTAATTAGACCTCATACTTATAAAACCACCTTTAATCTTACTCATATTCTTCCACATATCATCTGTGTAGTTCTTTACAGTAGATGAATCAGCATCAAGTCCTGTGTACTCCTCTACAAACTTCTTAACGTCATCCTTACTTGTAAAGTTATTGTACTTAGGGTCTGATATCTTAGTTTCTATTAACCTAGATAGTAGTTTAGCACCATCATCTTTATTAGCGAATTGTATTGTGTTGTACTCTCTACCATCTGATCCTTTAAATTCTTTACCTCTTTCTATACTTATACCTAGTTCTTCAGCTAGTTTTTCCATACCTGGAGTATATATAACTGCTCCTGGATTGTTGTGTGTATCTGACCTATTACCACCTTCAAATTTTTTTATGGTATCTATTACAGCTTTTTGTTTAGGACTGTCTTGGGTTTCCTGGTTTCGCAGTGCATCAACAGCTTCTTGTAATCTTTGTCCAGGACGTTTAAGTTTAGATTGTGGTGCATCTTTCTCAGGTCTAACTACCACCTCATCCATTTCAAATGCGTTTCTTGGTTCTGGCTTTTCAAATAATTTTTTTATTTTATCAGCTATTGGTCTAGGTCTTTGTTCTGTGCCTTCTCTGCTACCTGCCATTGATGAACTATAACGTAGTTCTTGTTGTATATCGCTGATCATACGTTGTCTATCTTCTTCACTTAAATCTTGATTAGTTAAAACCTCACCTAGTAGCTCGTATATTTCGCCACGTTTCATCATAGTCATAGGCAATACACCACGTTTTAATAATCTTAAGTTAGGTGATGTACGTAACCCTCTGTCTATTGGGTCTGCTATTTGTTCCTTAAAATCTTTTGCAAACTCACCTGGTGCAGATTTTATGTCTTTGATTGATTCTTGTACATCTGCCTTAGCACCTTTTAATCTGTTTTCGTATGTTACTTGTTCTGAATCAGGTATTTCTTCACTTACTGGTGGGTTATCTTGTTTACGTTTAGCATCTATTCTAGCTTGAAATTCTGCTTTTGTTTCTACCTCAGCACTTTCACCTGATGCTAACCTTTCTTGTTCCTCTAAATCTTTTAAGTATTTAGCTCTTAACTGTGCATCTTCAATATCGTTATATATATTTTTAGCTGGTTGTATAACTTTGTCATCTATAAAATCTTTACCCTTTTCTACTACGTCTTTACCTTTAAGATAGATTTGGGTTAGTTTTTCATCGACAATATCTTTTGCTCTAGGTTTATTAATATTTGCTTTTTGTTTATCAGACATTGCAATAGACTTGCGTTGATTACGCATCACTTTTGCGTCTTTTATTTTTTTTAGGAGTGCCTGTGTGTCTACAATACGCTCACCAGAACGTGCTACCTTACGTAGCTCATCGTAGCCTGATATATTACTTACTTTACCGTAACTGTCTGCCATTATCCTTGGTATTTAGTAAGAAGGTTTGCTATGTCTGTTGTGTACTCTTGCCATCTAGCTTTGTCGTTAGGGTAGGATTTAGTCTCCCAGGTCTTTAATACATTGGTTAGCTCATCTACAATAGGTGTTTCAGAATTTTGATCAGCAACTTTATCTTTTTTTCTAAGCATCATATTTGGTCTATTTCTAGAGCCTTGCATTTTTTGGTTGTACATTTCTGAACCAGGTGATGCATTATCTATTGCTGACATATAATTTCCTTTGCGTGTTTTTTGCTTTTAATTTTTTTACCATCGAACCAAGTTGATGTCCAAACTTTATACTTTTTCTTTGCCATACTTGTTCTTTAGTAGTTTAGATACTTTCTTAGCGTATTTCTTACCTTTAAACTTTGCAGCACTATCAACCAATCCTTTGTTGTAGCCTATATCATATGCTTCACCTAGAGCAGCTTGTGTAATTCTTTTACCACGCTTTGAGCTACTCATAATCCACATATAAATTCTATCTATGTAAG